GTGAGCAGACAAGCGGTACTTGATGCAACAGTTAATAAGAACAGTATTTGGAACAGTATTACCAATTCCAAAGGCGAAAATCTTGAAGAAATTATATCACAGTTGCCGAGTGTTCAGCCGAAGCAATGGAAACACCCGATTACATATGAAGGAAGGAGAATAAAGATGCAAACAATTAACATGACAGACGGAGCGAAAAAGGGACGTGCAGGGAGATATGTGATATACGACATTGATTATCTTCTCGACAATCTATCGAAGGAAGTGTACCTGCTTGAGTCAAGTCGCAAGGCGTTGCCTATGAGGAACATCGAAGACGTAAGAGGAGCGATGAAGGATGGTGATTGAGATGAGGTTCTATTGTCAGACGTGCAACAAGGCTATGGACAGACGATTTGTCGTCCCGAAGAACTATGAAGACGGATACAGGTGCAAGTGGTGTGGCGGACGTGTGTTCAACATGAAGAAGATACTTGCTGACGTAGCAAAGTCTTGGCTCGAGTATTGCGACGAGAAGGGGATTGATATCGATGTGTACGAGTGACGAGGATAAGTTAAGGGAGTACGAGCGCAAGATTGAAGAGATAAAAGATATCCTGCGAGTTAAGACGATGGCGAGCAACGCCAAGGTAGCGATGATTGAAACGGTTTTGAGGGAGCATCATGAGTCGAATTGATATGTGTGTTCGGTGTCCGTTCTATGTACGGAGCAAGATGGATGAGATAATGTGCGAAGGTCTTGGGAATGACATGAGATGTCACAACACATTTAATTATCCATCCGAAGAGGACAGGCGCAAAGCACGACAAGAGTACATGCGGAAGTATTGTTGCGACGACTATGCTTCCTGCGTACTCAACAAAGCATTGGAGACGAAGTATGAATAAATCACATTATGGTGAGTGTGGTCGCAAGATTCGGTATCGGTCGGAGACCGAAGTCCTTCGGGCGCTGAAGTCATGTAGGCGCAAGCGAGGACAAGACCTTGACTATTACTTTTGCGAGTATTGCAGGGGTTGGCATCTGACGCACCACATGGATTACAGGAAATAAAAAAGAGCCAAGGTTAATTGCCTTGGCTCACTTTGTCGATTATGAACTGTGTAAGGGATTTCCCTTCGGCTTCCGCCTGTTCCTTCCATGCTTCTCTTGTTCCTTTCGGAACATTCAATGCGATGCGTTCATAATTTTCTTTCTCCCATTTGCGCTGTCGATTGTATTGCTTTTGCTTATCAATCATGTTCTCACTCCCTTTCCGATGTGATTGTATCACAGTATTCGTCGTCTTGCCATGCAAAGTTGATTCGCTTTAATATCCGTAGTGAAGCACCACCAAGTTGCCCCAATCCTTTTTGTGGAAGCCTTTAAGCATTCCGATGCAGGGAAGATATCTTCTGTAGTGCTCTTTGATTTCGGCGTCCTCGAGAATCTCAATCGCATCCTCTAAAGGCATCTCTCGAATCGGTTCTCCGTACATGTCTGTTGAGACCTCGCCTCGGTCACCTGCGAAGATGTAGCAATCCGTCTGCGGATATGATAAGAACTTTTCGAGCGGTTCTTCGTCAATCCTGCTCAAATCAAAACTTGCTATGACCTGTCCCCAAAACTTTCCATCGTGTTTGAGTGATTCGTGTTCACATTTGTCGATAACATATAATCTGCTTTCGTATCCCATGTTTATCTCCTTCCTTGTGCGACCTGCCATCTTCAGTACGGGTGGGTCAGTTCCCGTAGACCACTTCCCCGAAGGGAAGGGTTTCGGCTTATTGATTCTCGAGGTATATCTCGTCCGAGTATTCCATCAGAGCATCAATCACTTCTGCTACCGACCAATCGAGAGCCTCTGCGAGTTTCTCGATGTCGTGCGCCGTGTCATCATCTCAAATCCCAATCGTTACCTGTTTCAATTTTGTAGAGCATTTCAAGTTTCTCAAGCCACGTTTCAAACGGACTTAAAGCGGCTATCTGCTCCGCAAGGGCAGGGTCAACAGCCCTCGCTTTTTCAATCTGTTTCTGCTCCTTGTCGCGTTCGGTACGCAAGTGATTTGCGGCGAACACAAGAATCTGTGTGTAGGTAAGTTTTTCGGGTAATGATGATTTTCTCATAGCATTTCGCTCCTTTCATTTGTGCGGCTTATTGCCGATGTCGCCTATCGGGGCTTGCACCCGACGTGCGTCTGTGCGTAGGCGATGGGATTAAAGTCTTACGAATGTCTCTTCGGTAAATTCACCTTCAAGTGATACGCCAATCGAAACGCTTTGGATTAATCCTTGCTTTGTACAATCGGCGGTGATAACATTCATTGCGTTCCGTTGTCCCTGCGTCATTTTGTAGTACGGGATGGTGAATTCAAATCCTGTACGGTAGGCGTTGATTTTTCTGCACGCATCCGCGTATTCTTTTGATTCTCGAAGTTGTTGTACGTTCATATCGTTTCTCCTTTCGTGCGACCTGTCATCTTCAGAGCAAGGCGGTCAATCCTTACTGACACCCCGAAGGGTGTTTCGACTATTCGTTTTCCACATCCGATTCGGTTACATATCCGACCTGCGTTTCCTCGTCCTCTATAAAGTTATCGTAGAAATGATTTTCGAGTTCGTTCAACTCTTCGTCAGTACATATCGCGAGTTGCTTAACGCATCGAAGGAAACCTTCAATACGACCTGCGTTGAGTTGTGAAAGACTATCGCGTCCAACGTGGGTTGCGTGCGCCATTGCCTTATTGCGCCCTGTCAAGTATTCAATGGCTAACGAACCGAGTTTTGAGAGTGCATCATCAAGAGCGGTGTCTTTAACTACCCACACTTCCAAATAATCCTTTTTAATCGGATAAATGAAATCAACCTCATAATCCAAAACGCGTTCGGGAATTCCGTTGAGTCCGCTAGAGTTATAACAGGTAGTACAATTCCCGTTAAGGGCATCCTGCTTTGTCTTGGCAACGTATACTGTTACATAAGTTGCGGATGATACTGAATCATTAATTTGCTTTACTGTCATTGTTTTTCTCCTTCCTTGCCCGTTCGGGCGATACGGCTTGTCATCTTCAGACGGAAGGTTGCCACCCTGTCCGTGACCACCCGAAGGTGGTTTCGACTATGCATTCAGAATGTACTCACAGCCTTTTTCAGCCTGTGATGATGCGTATACAATCAACTTCGGGTCGTTCTTAAGACCTTCGAGCCATGATTGCAGGTAAGCGACCGAGTTACGGAACGCTGTGTCGCTATCAAGACCTGCTTTGGATGATAAGAAGCATGCTCCGATTTCTGCGACCAACTCTTCTTTTGAGTAGTCCTCGCTTCCGAAAGCAACGTGCTTGCCTTCGCTCTTGCGGTTGCATCGGGTCGACTTGCCTGTCGAGTGAATCAACTCATGGAACATTGTGCTGTAATACTCTTCGACGGCTTTGTACTGTGTGAGCATCGGTACGACCACTTCGTCCGTTGAAGGGCGGTAGTATGCGCTGTCAGACTCTTTGATATGAAGTGTAGGTGCGTCGGCGCTCTCGATATATCTCTTCACGATTGCTTCCGCTTCGGGAACTGTATCGAGTGTGGGCTTTGCAGGTTTCTCAACAGGCTTGGGTTCTGTCCAATTGTGTTTGGGTTTGAGTCCTTCAACCTGTGTGAGAATGTTGAATACTCTGTACCACCTGCAAGCGAATGTCTTCTTGGTTAAGGGGTTTCCGTCGTCGTCGGTAATCACGTTACCTTCTTTGTCAGTACACTTAACCGTTTCGACTATCCATCCGCAAATGATGTGCGAGTGTTCGCCTTTTTTGACCTTGCCACCTGCTTTTTTAATCTGTTCAAAGGTGGCGTACTCACCTGCTTCAAAATCAAGTAGCATTTGGTTGATGAGGTCGTATCTCTTGCCGTTTGAATACGAGTAACACGGGAACATTGCTTCCATGTTGTCGAAGGTTCGGGATGTTTTCCAAGGCTTTACCCAAGGGATAATACCCTGCTCCATCTTCTTGATTATCTGCTCTGTAATGATTTCGTATGCTGTCATCGTGTTTTTCTCCTTTCGCTCTCTGCGTTTGTTTGGACTTGAGACCAACTATCGGTCGCATTACGAAAGGGGAGAAACTGTATTCAGTTGTCAAGGTTCATGCCGAGTGGCGAAGCGCCGTGGCTTGGATTACCGAGAATCCGTATGCCCTAGAGAAGTGGGCTGTGATTTGATGTCACTACAATATCATACTGTACAGTACGATGCAAGAGGTTTTTCGAAAGTTTTTTAATCTTAAGAATTTGTTCGATTTCTGTTCGATTGACGCTCCCGAACGAACTCGGCAGGGGAGTGCGCCATGCTTCCTGCGGACAAGATAAACTGTAGGCATGAAAACTATGATTACAGGAAAAGCAGGCGTTGATTGGGAACTCATAAAGAAACGATATCTCGAAGGAACTTCGATTCGTCAATTGGCACGAGACTATGGTCTGTCACCGAGCACGATATCGGATAAGGCAAAAAGATATAATTGGATTGGCTTGGCGGAAGTGATATCGGACAAGACCGAACAGCGCATTGCAGAAAAATTGATTGCACAAAAGAGCGACCTCGGATTAAAGGTGTATCACGCTGTTGACATGCTCGTCGGGAAGATAACCGAAGGGATTAAGGTGGTCGATAAAAGGGACAGCACTAAAATCCGAGCATACATGGCGGCGCTGAAGGACGCAAAGGACATGGGCTTCTATCGTTCCGATATGGATACCGCCGAGCAACTCGCCCGAATCAAGAAACTTGAAAAGGAAGCATCCACGGAAGCGCAGGACAACACTATCACGGTCGTGCTGTCGGACGAGGTGAGCGAGTATGCTGATTGACCTCGGGACACCACAGCCCAAGCAGGAGTTATTCCTTAAGGATACTCACAGGGTGGTCATATTCGGCGGTGCGCGTGGTGGCGGTAAGTCGTGGGCTATCGATTTCAAGGCTACCGCGTTATGTCTCAAGCACGCAGGCATAAAGTGTTGTATCGTCCGCACGACCTATAACGAGTTGCAGAAGAATCACATCGAGCCGTTACGGGAGAAACTATGCCCCACAGGGATTGCTACCTATAACGACGGGCGGAAGGAAATGCGATTCAAGAACGGGAGCATGATTTACTTCCAATATTGTGCAAGCGATGCCGATATAGCGAAATTCTCGGGATTACAATTTGACGTGCTTTTTGTGGACGAGGCAACGCATATCCGTGAAGACCACTTGAAGAAGATGGGCGCGTGTGTGCGTGGTGTCAATGACTTCCCGAGGCGTATCTATTGGACATGTAACCCCGACGGGATTTCCTTGCAATATGTAAAACATCTCATCAAGGGAGAATTCACCGAGGATGAAAACCCCGATGATTATTCATTCATTCAATCCCTGCTGACCGATAACACCGCGCTTATGGACGCAGACCCGTCCTACAAGCGTTACCTTGAGTCCCTGCCACCTAAACTACGGCAGGCGTGGCTTGAGGGCGATTGGGACGTGTTCGAGGGTATGTTCTTTGACGAGTTCCGCGACAAGCCCGACATCCGCAAATGCATCGAGGCAGGCATCACTCCCGAGCAGGCACTTGCCGAGCATCGGTGGACGCATGTCATTAAGCCGTTTGAGCCACCCGTACATTGGAACATCTACCGCTCATACGATTGGGGCTACGGCAGACCGTTCAGCGTGGGTTATTGGGCTGTGAGTCCCGAGGACGTGGCTTACAGGATACTTGAGGTGTACGGATGCACCAAGACCCCGAATGAGGGCGTGCGGTGGTCTAACAAGCAACAGTTCGATTACCTGCGAGAGTTAGAGGACACTCACCCGTGGCTCAAGGGCAAGAACATTCAAGGCGTTGCCGACCCGAGCATATGGGACGGTTCACACGGCATATCGGCGCAGGAAGAGGCGGACAAGCATGGAATATGGTTCATCAAGGGCATTAACGACCGCATAGCAGGGTGGATGCAGGTACGAGAGCGCATGATGTTCGACGAGAACGGGTACGCGATGATGTACTTCTTTGACACCTGCAAGGCAATCATACGCACGATGCCGCTTATGATGCATGACGAACACAGGGTAGAGGACTTGAACACGGATTTGGAAGACCATGCCTGCGACGAGGTGCGGTACTTCTGTATGATGCGTCCGATACCGCCGAGAGAGATAAAGACCGAGTACATACCGATGAACGACCCGTTGAATCAGTTTAAGCAGAAACAGAAGGCGTGGAGCGCCTACAATCAGATACAGAGGAGATAAACATGGCAAAGAGAAAAGAACAGGCGGAGTCATACGCCGTACAACAGGCGACCCCGTTGCAACAGAGAGCCGATACAGAGATGGCAATGCTCGATATTTTGGCTACAGATGAAGAGATTCGTGCGAGCCAACCGCCCAAGATAGGGTCGAAGGAAGTCTTGGAAGCAACACAGACCCTTCGCAGGTACAAAGAAGGCAAGGCACGCCTCGAAGCGAAGATAATCGCAAACGAGGAGTTTTGGAAACTCCGCCAATGGAACTACCACTCCAAGTCCGACGACGAGTTCAGACCTGCGTCAGCGTGGCTGTGGTCGTGCATACAGAGCCGTTACTCGGACGTTATGGACTCGTACCCGACATGTAACTTTTTGCCCCGACAGGCGGACGACAAAGCCGAAGCGACCAAGTTGTCCGATATAGTTCCCATCATCCTTGAGCAGAACAAGTACGAGGAGACATATTCTGACGTAGCGTGGTACATGCTCAAGCAGGGCGGAAGCGCACAGGGAATCTTTTGGGACGGCTCAAAGAACAACGGACTCGGTGACATCTCCATCAAGCGCATCGACTTCATCAACCTGTTTTGGGAATCGGGCATCACGGACATACAGGAGTCCGACCAACTGTTCAATACCGAATTGGTAAGCAATAAAATCCTCGAACAGCGGTATCCGCAGACCAAAGGACACCTTAACGGTAAGAAGATTACCTTGGCGAAGTACCTGTACGACGACAACGTAAACACCGAGGACAAGTCGGTCGTAGTCGATTGGTACTACCACACCGAGTACAACGGACACAAAGTGCTTCAGTATTGCAAGTTTGTTGACGATATCGTGCTCTATGCGACCGAGAACGACACCACAGTACCGACAAGAACCGACGTAGACCCCGAAACAGGCATGCCACTTGTAGTGCCTACAGGAAAGCCGATGAGCGAACGAGGACTCTACGACCACGCTCTGTACCCGTTTGTATGCCAATCCCTGTATCCCATCGAAGGAAGCCTTGTAGGGTACGGTTTAACGGACATCGGCAGGGATACGCAGATGCAGATAGATGTAATGAACAAGGCTATCGTCGACAACACGGTAGCAGGTGCTACGCCCCGTTATTTTGTTCGTGGAGACGGCGGAGTCAATATGGACGAGTTTAAGGACACCACGAAGCCTTTCGTCCATGTAGAAGGCAATATCGGGGACGAGAATGTGCGTCCTATCGAATCGAATCAGTTGTCATCGACGTATGTGCAGGTGCTCGACAACAAGGTCGGAGAACTGAAGTACGTTACGTCGAACCAAGACTCCAACAACGGCGTAGCGCCGTCGGGAGTGACCGCCGCAAGCGCTATAGCGGCGTTACAGGAAGCGGCAGGTAAAAATGCCCGTTCAACAAATAAAGCGTTCTACAGGGCGTACAGAGACGTCATATACCAAGTTGTAGAGTTGATACGTCAGTTCTACGACGTACCCCGTACATTCCGCATCGTACCCGATTCAATGGGCGAACAGTTCGTACAGTATTCGAACGCAGGTCTCAAGCCTCAACCGCAGATATTTATGGGACAGGACATGGGATTCAGAAAGCCCGAATTTGACATCGAGGTAACCGCAGAGAAGTCAAGTCCATACAAGAAGATGGAGCAGAACGAATTAGCGCTCAACTTCTATCAGCAGGGAATCTTCAATCCCGAAATGGCAGACCAAGCAACGGCATGCCTTGAGATGATGGACTTCCAAGGTAAAGAGCAGGTGCTTCAGCGAGTACAGGAGAACAATATGACTCTTAAACTCCTCTTACAGTATCAGCAGATAGCACTTACCTTGGCGCAGAAGTACGACCCGATGCTCGCAGAACAGATGGCACAGGGAATCCTTGAGCAGAGCGGACAGCCCGTACCGATGGAAGCGCCCGAAGAAGAGGAAATACAACTCGAAGAAGAGAAAAAGGAGAATCCCCGAGTAACGAGAGCAAGGGCAAACGCACTCGGAAGCACACAGGTACGATGATAAACGTCACTATAGACCGAATCGAGTACAAAGTGACGATGAAAGGACACGCAGACTATGCGGAACTCGGAAAGGACATAGTCTGCTCCGCAATGTCAATATTGTTTTTCTCCTTGGCACATACCCTCGAAGACAACACAGATAAGTTGCTCGGGGGTGTTGCCTTATCCGAAAACAACGGAGAGATAACGATATCGGCATGTCCACAGGAAGGATACGCATCGATAATCGGTGCGGTATACGAAATGTTCACGACAGGTACACGATTACTACACGAAAATTACCCGAACAATGTACATCTCACCGTAAGGGGGGAGTGCGCACTTTAATAAATCATTGGTTCACAATGACGATAGGGGTCGTCCACCATACGGACAGATTTAAGAAGGGAGCACATAGGATGCTCAAAAAATATTGGCTTGACCTTCAGTTCTTTGCCGAAGGCGCAGAAGGCGGAGACGGCGCAGATGGTGGTAGCGCAGAAGGCATAGCAGAGACATCGGGAGAAGACGTATTACCTGCTCACATCCCCGAGCGAGCAAAGAGATTGTACAAGAACGCTGTTGAGGCGAACAAACCCAAGGCAGAGCCGAAGGTAGAACAGCCCACAGAGGAAGTACAGGAAACCACCACACAGCCTACGCACATTCCGTTCACAGACCTTATAAAGTCCGATGAATACAAGGAAGAGCACAAGGCATACATGGACAAGACCATTTCCGACAGGCTTAAGAAGTACAAAGGAATAGAAGAGTCAAACGGCAAGATGAGCGAGGCTCTTTCAAAGGTAGCCGTCAAGTACGGACTCGATGCAAATTCCGATGACTTCCTTGATAGTCTCACAAAAGCGATTGACGAAGACGATTCCTACGTAGAGTCCTACGCATTGGAACACGACCTGTCCACGGAAGAAGCCAAGAAATCCCTCGAAATGCAGAGGAAACTCGAAGCATACGAAGCGGAAAGGAAGGCTCGTGAGCAACAGGCGGCACAGCAGGAACAGATTAATCGTCTCTTGCAGAACGCAGAGCGAACCAAGGCAATGTATCCCGAGTTCGATTTGGACATTGAGATGCAGAACGAGAAGTTCCGAAACATGTGCGCTGTTACACAGGGCGACACCACAGTTGCTTACCAAGCAATACATCACGACGAGTTGATGCAGAGACAGGGTTTGCAGACAGCGCAGATTGCTACACAGCAGATAGCAAACAGCGTAGCGGCAAACAAGTCACGACCCATCGAAAACGGATTGTCCTCACAGGCATCGGCAACGATATCTCAATCATTCAACGGAATGAGTTTAAGAGAGATACGAGCCGCCGCCGATATGTTCAGAAAAAACCCCGAGAGACTTAAATAGTCTCATACCGACTCCTCAAAAATGAGGAGCCGCTGACCATCAAAAATTAATGGAGGACATTATGAGAAAATTCGATTTACAGTTGTTCCATACGCCTCATGTAGACGCAGGAACTCCCAACATTGAGCCTATCAATGTAACCACACAGACAACTACAGGCGAAGATATGTCGCCTACCATGAAAACCTTCTACGGCACATCACTTCTTGTGAACAGCCGTGAGAAGATGGTTTTTACACAGTTAGGTAAGAAACAGCCTTACAAGGGCAACACCATCGAGTGGAGAAAGTGGAATACCTTCGCAAAGGCTATGACTCCTCTTTCTGAAGGTGTTATCCCTACAGGTCAGAAGTTTGGTATGACCGCAATTACCGCATCAACCAATCAGCATGGTGACTATGTTGCTATTTCCGACAGACTTGAACTTGAGTCTTATGACGACGTTATCTTCGGAGCAACAGAGGAAATGGGTGCGGCTGAAGGTGAAACCTACGATACCCTTACAAGAAACATCCTTGTAGCAGGTAACTCTGTAGCATACGCTCCCACACAGAGCGGTGGCTCAAAGACTCCTGTTTCCAAGAGAGACGCACTTGATTCAACGGCTGTTCTCGACCCCGAACTCGTAGCAAAAGTTGCTACATGGCTTAAGAAGAGCAAAGCACCTACATACGAAGGCAACACCTATGTAATGGTTATCCATCCTTCACAGGCATTCGACCTTCGTAATTCAGCAGAGTGGAAAGAGTTCCACAAGTATGCTGACGTAGCACCTATCTTCAACGGCGAAATCGGAACGCTTCACGGCATCAGATTCATCGAGTCCAACAACGTAAAGATTTACAAGGGCGCTCCTCTTATCGCCGCAGGTAACCTTTCTGTTAAGACCGCAATCACGACTCCTGCTACCACTTCCGTAGCCGTTAACGAAGCAATTACCGCTGACGAAGCAACCGCACTTGCAGGAAGACCTATTCTTCTTGGCACAGTAGAAGCAACTATCGCATCTGCGGCTTCGGGTGCGGCAGGTAGCGCATCGCTCACTCTTGCTACAGGCGTAACCAATATCGCAAAAGATACTGTTATCTACGCAGGTGAAGGTGGAGCACAGGGTGGTGCTGTTTATGCGGCACTTGCATTTGGTAAGGACGCTTTCGGTGTTCTTGAACCTGCAGGTGAAGGCATGGAACTCATCATCAAAGACAGAGGCACGATAGGTGGGCCTCTCAATCAGTTCAGCACAGTTGGTTACAAGTTCAATCACGGCGCAAAGATTCTCTATCAGGAGAGAATGCTTCGTGTAGAAACAGGCTCGTCCTACTCCGCAACTGACGAAGGCAACTAATTAAAATCGGGACAGGGGAGATTCGCCATCTCCCCTTAATCCCTTAAAGGAGAACATTATGGCAGAAAAGAAAACAGTAACAGAAGAAGAAATCGTAACAAAGAAAGAACCCGAATTAGTTCCTGTAATGCTTCGAAGAATCCCCGACCCGAGGGCTTCGCAGGAAGAGTTCTACTCAATCAACTTTAAGAACTATCTCATCCGCAGAGGCGAGACGGTTTATGTACCCAAGGAACTCAAAGCCATCATTGATGCACAGGAAAGAGCCGAGAACGAAGCAATTGACTACGTCAATAATCTCGGTATTCGTGAAGCATAAATGTGGGGAGACATAGTCTCCCCTTTTTAGGAGTAGACCATGACATTAAGAGAATGTATCGATAATGTAGATGCAATGAAACCCAATCAGTATTCCATTGAGGACAAAGTCAGATGGCTTGCCGAGGTGGAACACTCTATTTATGTTGACATCATTTTAACGCATCGGTTCATAAAGCCGATACGTTATTCCAAATATACAGTAGACGATATGGACAAAGAACTTATCGCCCACTTTCCTTACGATAAATTATACCCTGCTTATATCAAAATGAAGATAGATGAAGAGAACCAAGAGACGCAGAGATACAACGTATCAGCGACTCTCTTTAATGCGTACTTTGACGACTACGCAAAGCATGTCAACAAGAACCACATGCCGAAAGGTCGCAACGCATATCACATCTATTAGGAGATAACATGAAGTACCCGATTCTCGATAATCTACAGTTGAATAAAGAGATAAACACACAGTTCGCAGGGTACAATCATCAGTTATCCTGCCAAGAAGGATTCTTCTATGACGAGAAGAACGTAACGCTTAACTACTTCCCTATGCTCGCATCAAGGAAGAGACGCAAAGCGGTTAAAGTATTTACCAATTTCCAAGGCATCTCAAGCGGAACTAAAATCGCTTGGGTTGATGACGGCGATTTATATTATGACGGCGTAAAGCAGACGCTCTCTACAGGCATAGAGTTAGACGACAAAACGTA